ACGAGAGAGGTTGATCTTACTGTAGGGAGAGCTGATAACGTATTAGCTAATGTTGGTGCGATTGCTGGACCATTTTCAATTGGCCCTGTAGAAGAGGCAATTGACATCCAAACAGAGCAGCAATTAATCAATACCTTCGGTAAACCAATTTCTACCGATACCCAGTATGAGTACTGGATGAGTGCTTCCTCATTCCTCTCATATGGCGGAGTTCTTAAGGTTGTTAGAACAGATGGCTCAGCTCTTAACGGAGCAAATGCTGGTGTTGGAGCTGCTTCTACAACTAGCGCAAAAATCAAGAACTTTGACAACTACAATACAAATTGGAGTTCTGATTCAGTCAACTTTACTTATGCTGCGAAGAGCCCAGGAACTTGGGCAAACAGCCTCAAGGTTTGCACTATTGACGACTTAGCAGATCAGACAATTGGTATTACAACTACCGATTTAGGAAACTTCGGTGCTGTAATTGGTTATGGTGTAACAACTACACTCAATGGAACTTTAATTGGTTCTGGAACAACTAGCAACTTCACAGGATACCTCAAAGGAATTATCACTGGAGTTAGCACTGACGCAACAAATGGCGCTTCATCCATTGACATTAAAGTTGTTTCTAGAGTTTCTGGTGCTGGAACAGAAACTGCAATCAGTTATGCAGAATCAGATCCTCTGGCAGCTTTTGAATCAAATGACACTGTTTACTTTGTAAACAATTCTGGAATCAATACTGGTTCAACTGGAACTGCAGGAACTGTAACTGACTGGTACAACAATCAGACTCTTGGATTAACCAATTCAACAGTATACTGGAAACAAATTGCTTCAAAACCAGTTACTAACCAGTTCAGCGCAACTAGAAACAGTAAGAACGATGCGATGCACGTCGTAATCGTTGATGATAACGGTTCAATTACAGGCGTTCAGGGAAGTATCCTTGAGAGACACATTAGTATTTCCAAGGCATCTGATTCAGTATCTGCTGTAAGTTCTCCTGTAAGAACATACTATAAGGATTATCTGGCAAACTTCTCAGAATATGTTTATGCTGGAAGAAATCCATCTGCTGCAGAAGATACTTATCACGGAACTGCACCAAGAGCAACTGGTTTCTCATCAGGATTTACTGCAGTAACAACTGCAGCTGGACTTTGGGGACAAGCAACCCAAGGTGTTACCTTCTCTGCTGTTGGTAATAAGACATACACATTTGCTGGTGGTGTTGACTATTCTGCTTCTGGTGGAATGAGTGCAACTCTAGGAGATCTCGTTACTGCATATGATTTATTCTCAAATAAAGATGAAATTGCAGTCAATTTCTTAATTAATGGCCCTGGACTTGGTTCAGAAGATGAATCGCAAGCAAAAGCGAACAAATTGATTTCTATCGCAGAATCTAGACAAGATTGTGTTGCTGTTGTTTCTCCATATAGAGCAAGTGTTGTTGATGTCACAAATACAACAACGCAAACTAACAACATTGTCAAGTTCTTTGCACCTCTGACAAGTTCTTCATACGCAGTATTTGATAGTGGTTATAAGTATACCTACGATAGATTCAACAATCAGTTTAGATACGTTCCATGCAATGCTGATATTGCTGGACTGATGGTTAGAACTGATATTGAACAGTTCCCATGGTATTCTCCTGCTGGCCAGCAAAGAGGTGTTTTAAATAACGCTATTAAACTTGCATATAACCCAAGTAAGGCACAAAGAGACACTCTTTATGAAGCAAGAGTAAACTCAATTGTCAATCAACCAGGAGTTGGAATTCTTCTTTACGGAGATAAGACTGGACTGTCTTATGCATCAGCATTTGATAGAATCAACGTTCGTAGATTGTTCCTCACTGTTGAAAAGGCACTTGAAGGTGTTGCTAATGCTCAACTGTTTGAGTTTAATGATGAAATTACAAGATCTAACTTCGTTAACGTTGTTGAACCATACCTGAGAGACGTTCAGGCAAAGAGAGGACTCTATGACTTCAGAGTTATTTGTGATGCATCAAACAACACACCTGATGTTGTTGATAACAATGAGTTTAGGGCTGACATCTTCCTGAAGCCTACCAAATCAATTAATTATGTAACACTCACTTTCGTTGCTACCAGAACTGGAGTCAGTTTTGAAGAAGTAACTGGAAGAGTTTAATTCTTTTATAATTAACTAAACGGAGGACTCAAACGATGGCAAACCTAAAGACAATCTCACAATTTAAATCAAGATTACAAGGCGGGGGAGCCCGCCCCAATCTATTTGAAGTAAATGTCAACGACTTCAAATTTGGTACTTGGGACAACGAAACATTCCAGTTTCTCTGCAAAGCAGCTGCACTTCCTGCATCAAACGTAACCCCAATTGATATTCCTTTTAGAGGAAGATCTCTTAAGGTTGCTGGAGACAGAACCTTTGATACTTGGACAATCACCGTTATTAACGATGAGGACTTCAAACTGAGAACAGCATTTGAAGAGTGGATGAATGGAGTAAGCAAGTTGTCGGATGGTTCTGGAGCAACAGATCCAAATTCATATATGGGTAATGCAACTGTTCACCAACTCGGAAGAGGATACAATCAAGGACGTTTTGCTACCAGAAATAGTGGCGATGGAGACGGAAGTGCAGGACAGTCGGGAATTACCCCACTGAGAACTTACTACTTTGATGGCATCTTCCCAACAAACGTATCTCAAATCGATCTTTCTTATGATTCTGGAGATACAATTGAAGAGTATACGGTAGAATTCCAGGTTCAGTACTGGATTGCTGGAACAGATTCTACCAACGGTAATGCATCTGATCAAACTTCCTCTGTAATTGTCTGATAAATACTACAGGTAAAACGGACAAGCAAATAAATTATGGCAAAATTATTTGGGTTCTCTATTGAGGACAATGAGCCATTATCACCAACTGCAGTATCCCCCGTTCCTCCTAACAATGAGGACGGGGTTGATCACTATTTGAGTAGTGGTTTTTTTGGTTCATATGTTGATATTGAAGGAATTTTTAGAACTGAGTTCGATCTTCTAAAAAGATATCGTGAGATGGCACTTCATCCTGAAGTTGATAGTGCCATCGAAGATATTGTAAATGAGGCAGTTGTTTCAGATACAAATGATACTCCTGTAGAGATTGAACTTTCAAATTTAAATGCCAGCGACGGTATTAAGAAAAAGATTCGCCAAGAGTTTAAGTATATTCTTGATTTATTAGATTTTGATAAAAAGGCACATGAAATCTATAGAAATTGGTATATTGATGGAAGACTATATTACCATAAGATTATCGATTTAAAGAATCCTCAAGAAGGTATTCAAGAGTTGAGATATATTGACGCAATGAAGATGCGTTATATTCGTCAACAAAAGAAAAAAGAAGAAGATAAGTTTAAGAACATAACCCTCAGAAGCGATAATCCAATGGATTATCAATTTCCAGAAATCGAAGAGTATTTCATCTACAATCCTAAGGGTTCATATCCAACAGGTAATGTTACTTCTACTGGAGCAAGTCAAGGAATTAAAATTGCAAAGGATTCAATTACCTATTGTACCTCTGGACTTGTAGATAGAAATAAAGGCAATACTCTTTCTTATCTTCATAAAGCAATTAAGTCACTCAATCAACTGAGAATGATTGAGGACTCTCTTGTCATTTATCGTTTGTCAAGAGCACCAGAAAGAAGAATTTTCTACATTGATGTTGGCAATTTGCCTAAGGTAAAAGCAGAACAATACTTGCGTGACGTTATGATGCGTTATCGCAACAAACTAGTCTATGATGCTAACACTGGAGAGATCCGTGATGATAAAAAATACATGGCAATGCTTGAGGACTTCTGGCTCCCAAGAAGAGAAGGTGGAAGAGGAACCGAAATTTCAACTCTCCCAGGCGGACAAAATCTTGGTGAAATCACTGATATTGAATATTTTAAGAAGAAACTCTACCGCTCGCTTAATGTTCCCCCATCAAGAATGGATGGAGAAGGTGGGTTTAACCTGGGGAGATCTTCTGAGATACTGAGAGACGAACTTAAGTTTACTAAGTTTGTTGGACGTTTGAGAAAGAGATTCTCAAATATGTTCAATGATATGCTTAAGACTCAACTTCTTCTGAAAAATATCATCACTCCAGAAGATTGGGAAGTGATGAGTGAGCATATTCAATATGATTTCCTTTATGACAATCATTTCTCAGAACTGAAAGAATCAGAGTTAATGACTGAAAGACTGACACTTGCCCAATCAGCAGAAGTATATATTGGTAAGTATTATTCTCAAGATTATGTAAGACGTAAGATTCTGCGTCAAACAGATGAAGAGATTATTGAGCAGGATAAACTGATTGCAAAAGAAATCAAAAATGGAATTATTCCAGATCCTGCAACAATTGATCCACAAACAGGAATGCCATTTGCACCTGAAGGTGGTGATTTAGGTGCTCCAATTATGGAACCTGAAATTGATGGTTCTGCAGCAGAAGCACCAGAACTGCCCAAGGGCGGCGAAATATAAATACGAGTAGTTAACTATTGATTTATTAAAATGGAAGAACTTTTAGATATGATTGCTACTGATGAGTCTCCTTCACAAATTAGTGATGCGATTAAGAATATGCTCTTTGCAAAATCTGCAGAAAGAGTAGATGCTTTTCGTCCCGTAGCAGCAAATGCTTTGTTTGGGCAAGATGAAATTGAGTCTGAACTAGAAGTCGAAGACGAAGAATAATAAATAACTATTATAAATCAATGATAAAAGTATAATGGCACACAAACCAGTTGGCTCTGCCACAAGTATTGCAACCACCGGCAGTTCCACTAAAACATCTGCCATTTCAGTGACTTCGAGTGTATTGAGAATTACTGCTCTCAATACTGATGCATATGTAGCAGTTGGTGGAGAACCAACCGCATCATTAAGTGATTATGTCATCCCTGCAGGAACATCTGCTGGTATTGGTGTAACAAAAGCATCCCAAAGAGTCGTTGGAATTACAACTGGAGCAACAACAGTTGTCACTTGTCCTGAAGGAACCCAAATGCCATTTGGTGTTGGTGAATATGTAACTCTTGAAGCAAATGGTGTTAGTGATGCACAATATACAACTGATTTAGCACACGTTGCCGTTGCTTCAGTTGATACAACTTCAAGTTATGATGGTAACTTTATGACTAGAGTGACACTTACTGCAGATACTAGTGGTATTGTTACTGCATTTAGTGCTACCGATGCAAGATTAATTAGTTCCGTGAAGGTTGCTGCCATTTCATATGGCACTGGTGGTTCTATTCATGTTCAACCCGTTCAAATTACAGGACAAGCCTGATGAAACTAATTAGAGAAGAAATCGAATCAGTAGAATTTATCGTCGAACAACGTGACGGTAAAAAATCAATGTATATTGAAGGTGTTTTCCTTCAAGGGGATATTAAAAACCGTAATGGTAGAATGTATCCTATGGAAACACTCCGCCGCGAAGTTTGCCGATATTGCGAAAACCATGTTGATTCGGGTAGAGCACTTGGAGAACTTGGACATCCAGACGGGCCAACTGTTAATCTTGACAGAGTTTCTCACAAAATCGTTTCTTTAAAAGAGAACGGTTCAAACTTTATTGGTAAGGCCAAAATCCTTAACACACCAATGGGCAATATTGCCAAATCTCTTGTAGAGGAAGGAGTAAAACTTGGTGTTTCTTCTCGCGGTATTGGTTCTCTTAAAATGACTCGCGAAGGTGTTAACATTGTTGGTGATGATTTCATGCTTGCAACCGCTGCTGATATCGTTGCCGATCCTTCTGCTCCTGATGCATTTGTTGAAGGAATTATGGAAGGTAAAGATTGGGTGTGGGATGGAGGAATTCTTCGTGAAAAATATGTAGAAAAAACATATAAACAGATTAACACTCTTGTCACCCAAAAACAACTTGATGAGAAAAAGTTGGATTTATTCAATAACTTTTTAAATAACCTTTAATTCATAAAATATATTAATTTATAAATAAATATAGTTTTAAAAAACGGAAAACCGGAGAGTTCAAATGTCTCGTGACAAGCAATTACAAGAAATGGAAGTAGGCACAAAGCAATCCAAAACTGCTGTTAATGCTGGAGCAAAAGCAGCAGAACCTATGGATACTTCTGTTGCAGGTTCTTATGAAGATCTTGGAGGTCCTACTCCAGATAATTATCGTCCCGACGATGATTCTGCAAAGTTGAAGACTCCTGGCGGCATTAAGTCAGTTAAGGATGTTGTAAACAAAGGAGCAAAAGCAGCAGAACCAATGAAGAGCGTCAAAGAAGAAGAAATCCTTGAAACCGAAGAGGTTATTGAGGAAGAAGAAACTACTGATGAAGTAGTTGCTGAAAAAGAAACCGTTGAGTATGACATCGAAGAAGATGTCAATGCTCTTCTTGCTGGCGAAGAACTCTCTGAAGAATTCCAAGAAAAAGCAAAAACTATCTTTGAAGCAGCAATCAATTCAAAGGTTGCTGGAATCAAAGAAGAACTGGAGCAAGCATATGCTGCTGCTCTGGAAGAAGAAGTAGAAGAGATGAAGGAATCACTCGTCGAGCGTGTTGATTCCTATCTTGAGTATGTTGCTGATGAGTGGTTCACTGAGAACGCACTTGCAGTCGAGTCAGGACTCAAGACTGAGATGACCGAATCATTCCTTGAAGGAATGAAGGGTCTTTTTGAAGATCATTATGTATCAATCCCTGAAGATAAATATGATGTGCTTGAGAGCATGGTAGAAAAACTTGATGACATGGAGACAAAACTCAACGAGCAGATTGAGAAAAATATCGCTCTTAACTCCCGCCTCGCAGAGTCGGTAGCGGACGGTATCCTCGATGAAGTTTCTGAGGGCCTTGCTGCAACTCAGAAAGAAAAGCTTGCTTCACTTTCCGAAAGTGTTGAGTTTGAAAGTGAAGAGCAATATCGTGAAAAGCTGGAAACACTCAAAGAGTCATATTTTGCCTCTAAGAGAGAGTCTTCCGCTGCTAAGACTGAAACCCTGTCTGAGGGTGTAGACAACTCTGCTACTGGTTCAGTAACAGGTTCAATGGATGCATATCTGAGAACTCTGGGTAATTTTAGCAAATCTTGAATTTTATATAATTCAAAACAACAAACGTACACTTAACAGGTAAAAAGCAAATGTTCCAATCTGAGCATCTGCAGGAAAAGTGGGCACCCCTCCTTAACTATGAGGGTCTTGATCCAATCAAGGATTCCCACCGTAAGGCTGTAACCGCCGTCCTGCTGGAAAACCAAGAAAGATTCCTCCGTGAGCAATCCGCATTCGAGCATGGCGGAATGCTGACTGAGCAACCAACAATGAACACCAACAGTGGTGCTAACAGTGCTGGTTTCAGTGGTTCTGCAACCGCTGCTGGCCCCGTTGCTGGTTTCGATCCCGTTCTGATTTCTTTAATCAGACGCTCCATGCCTAACCTGGTTGCATACGACCTCGCTGGCGTTCAACCAATGAGCGGTCCTACTGGACTTATCTTCGCAATGCGCTCCCGCTACGGCACTCAGTCTGGCGACGAAGCATTCTTCAACGAGTCCGACACCGCTTGGAGTGGACAACCCTTCGGACGTGATGACGAAGGTGGCTTCACTGATGGCGCTGCTGGTATGGGTACTACTTCCCAGACTGGTACTAACCCCTCTGTCCTGAACCCTGTTGGTTCTGCATCCTCCATCGGATATAACGTTGGACAAGGTATGCGTACCGACAGCGCAGAAGCACTTGACACTGGTGCTAATGCGTTCAACCAGATGGCATTCTCGATTGAGAAAGTCACTGTAACTGCTAAGTCCAGAGCACTGAAGGCAGAATACAGCCTTGAGCTTGCACAGGATCTGAAGGCAATTCACGGACTGAATGCAGAAGCTGAGTTGGCAAACATTCTGTCAACTGAGATTCTTGCTGAAATCAACCGTGAAGTCATCAGAACCATCTANAAGGTTGCTGAGCAAGGCGCTGTTCAAAACACCGCTACCGCTGGTGTATTCGACCTCGACATCGACTCTAACGGACGTTGGAGTGTTGAGAAGTTCAAGGGTCTCCTGTTCCAAATCGAGCGCGACGCTAACGCGATTGCACAAAGAACTCGTAGAGGAAAGGGCAACATCATCCTGTGTTCCGCAGACGTTGCTTCTGCTCTCACCATGGCTGGTGTTCTTGACTACACCCCTGCACTCAACGCTAACCTGAACGTTGATGACACTGGTAACACCTTTGCTGGTGTTCTGCAAGGTAAGTATCGTGTTTATATCGATCCTTATGCTG